GATATAAAGTCGTTAAACCCTAACAAGTCTTCTTGATCTTCAATCTTGGCGAGAGGGGACGTATGTTTAATTGTAACCTGTCTACCATCCACCGAAATAGGTGGCAACTTCCCTGTTCTTTGAAGGATATCAACACAACGCTCGATAATAGGCTCTATCCATTCACTTTTAAGCCTACCAAGTTGAGCACCGCTATTCTTAAGCATATTACTATTACGGATGCTGATCTCTGTAGCTGTTCTTACTGGATCATCAAAGCTAGGCATGGGGTCAGCAAAGAAAGCTTTTTTAATATCCTCTCTTAACTCTGACCTAACAAATTGCGAGAAATCAGGGGAGCCAGCCATAGGCAAGGGCTGCAAAGAATCAGGCGCTTTAACTGGAATAACCGTATTAGGCTGAATCTTAACGTTATAAGGATTGATAACCCCATCAGTAACCGCAGTATAAGCACCACTCACAGCCATAGCCGCATGTTTAAGGTTAAACTCGGTCATCTTATTTAAGGTCTTAACGGTGGGCAGCATATCTATTGCCGGGCCTCTACCGTATATTTCACCCGGTATTACTGACCATCTAGGAATTATGTAAGGGGAGGTCTTTTCTGTGTGATGTTGTACTAAATGATTTTCACCCTTTTCTAGAACTATTTGAAAATGAAGTTTTGACTTAGGATCGAACATAGAGCCTGTCACAATCTCTATACGAGAATCAGACTCCTTTGTTATTAAATCCTCAACACCTTTAGAGAAATTACCATTAGGAAACATAGTTCTAAGATTAGAGGCTAAAGGGTTCATTATTCGGTAAACAGAACGTACCGCAGAATCAGGGCCTTCCTCCAAATACAACTGTGATAAAGGTATGTTAGTAAATACTAACAAATCCTCTAAATCTCCTTCTTCAACAATCATTCCCCCTGTGCCATAGCCGATATCGAGGTAAGTCTCTGTAGCTTGGGTGGTAAAATTAGAATGGTTTATAAAGTCGAATAATATTTTATTTGCTTCTGATAACTGCTTATCTATATCACTTTTAGCATCTTCTGGAATATCAGAACCTGCTCTAAACTCGCTCCAAGTCTGCCATGAAGGTGTAATAGTGGACATGATACGAGAAGCAAAGACCTGTATAGCCTCCATTGCAGTGTTATCAAATTGCTGTCTTGCTTTCTTCTCACCCGGAGTATGACGGTAAAAAGTCTCTCTCTGAGGGGTGATATACTGCATAGCCTCTCGGTAATGCGTTACCCAAAGCTCCTTCCTCCGAATGGCTGCTTTAACCTTGGCCCCTATCTGCTTACCAGTCCATGGAATAGTAGCTTCAGGTGTTGTGGGGTTTTTTACGCTCACACTAATAAACTTCCAGCTTCGCCGCTACGAGTTAAAATGCCTAATCTGCCACCTTTGCCGGTAGATCTTTTGCGCAATGCCAACTCACCTGTAAGCTCTGCCTCTCTTAAGAGAGATGACTGTCGCTGTTTTTTCTGGATCTTCTCGGCTGCTTCTCTAGCTTCTTTCTCTAATCTTTTTTTCTTTGAAATAGATTGTTCAATTTTTTGTATATCAAGAAAACCTAGAGATCCAGCTTTCGTCACATCTTTGACCTCTCTTGCAAGCTCGCTTTTTATGCTCCTTCCAGCGCGTCTAAATTCTTTTTTAATGCTGCTAAATAATCCCATAACTCACCCCCTAAAACCGTTAGTATATGCTCACTTACATTAACAATCAAACACATCAAAACTGTTATCCATTGATATAGGCGCATCGCCAAAACTGGATGACGGATCTTTCCATCCTTGAGCCATTTGCATGAAAGCATCAGCGCCATTACTAGACCAATCATGATGAGGTGTTAGTTGGTGAGTGTCTTTCTCATCATTATATTTATATCGGTAATTAGAAATACAATCTAAACCCCTTTCACAATGTTTTTCATCTATCCAAACTCTAGGGAATATATTTCTAGCCAAGCTAATAGCATCTTCTTTAGCCTTGATTCTTTCAATAGTTCTAATATTCCTTAAACCACCGTCCTGAAACTGTTCCCGCCTTGTTTTAGACATGCCCAACACCTGAGCCTCCACGTCATGCGGCATACAGTGTTCTTCATATGAGTAAGATTTACGCCTTTCTTGCGACTGCCTAGATATATTAAACTGCTCACACTCCCAATCTAAAGCCCGTCCAGCTATCACCCTGCAATAGTGGGGAATATCTTGTAAACGATTTTCATAATAATCAATCATTCTTAGTTCTTTGCCAACAGCCTGCATAAACCAAATAGCTGTGTGATCATTCCTTCCCAAGTCCCAAAAGGTATAGACCGCTAAATCATCCAAAGGCAGTTTACACACTCTTCCCTCCACTCTAGCCTTTCTAAGCTGATTACCAAATATAGCGCCCTCTGTTAGCTTTTTAAGCTTTCCTTCCCATATCCACTGGTATTTATCAAAATCCTTAGATTTCATTGTTTCCATCTGCTGGACCATGGCTGTTTTTTTAAAGAATGGATTATCTTGGTATCCAATCTCCTTTACCCATGAATTAGGAGGCGGCTCATTAATAACAAATAGCTGGTAGATATGATCAAATTTAAACCGAGGGTTAAAACTTACCCATATTTCAGAGCCTTCTTTCCTTATAGTGGGATCGATAACATCCCAAGACAATTCTGTTAGATTATGGGCCTCTTCAATCCAACAGATATCAATACCCTCTGTGGACTTGATTTCTTCAGGATTATATTTAGTGCCTAGAAAAATAAACTCAGAATAAACATCATTTCCAAATACACCCGCTTTAGTTTTTATAGAGGTATCTGTTATATCAAATCGGTCATTTAGGCCCATCATATCTATCTGGCCTTTGATAACTCTATGGACTGACTGTTTAATGCTTTTCTGTAATTCCCTTGTGCAGAGTATAAGCAAAGGATCTTGCAAGCTTTTAAGAATAAGAGTTCTTGCTATATTCCAAGTTTTAGAGCCACCACGGCCACCATACATAACTTTGTAGCGATAAGGGTCATTTAAAGGTTTGAATACTTTAGGTATCTGAATCGACATATTCGACAGTTATTGCCTTATCGTCTGTGGTTACGTCTGAGCGTTCTTTTAATCCTAGATCTCTCGCTATTATATTTGGATTTAAAAAGCCTCCTGCCGCCCCTGTAAACTTCTGCTCCCTCATTATCTCTTCAGCTTCCTTTATGACCTCTGAAAAGTCTGGCTTTTGTCTATACTCACACCAAGTAGAATAACCAAGCCTAACGAACCTAGCGCATCCCTCAATAGTCATGGCGCGTATTTTAGGAACTAAAACCATCTCGACTGTTTTATCAACAATCATAGGTTTATGTTCAATTAGTGGGTTTTCTTCTATCCACTCGAAGTATTGATTGCAGGCCTCTAATAGCACCTCTGGCTCTGTGTAGATTGAGTTTCTACCGTGGCTGCTTCGGGCTTTCCAGAATTGATTACCAGATTGGAAGGTCATAGGTGGGTACTCCCATTATCCTATTATTGTTTGAATGTCTCCTCATTGAGGACAATAATTATTGTTGAGGAGTTTATTTTACCTTATCTATCTCCATAGTGCCAAGCCTCTTACATTTAGGGCATTCGGCCTTTAGCTCAAATGATTTTATGCTTTTATAAGCTGTTATTGCTTTCTTGCCGCATGACTGGCATTTAGCTTCAAATGTGTGTTTTCTATTTATTCTGTTTGGCATTTTTATTTATCCCTCTTTAAGTTGTTGGGGTTTGATATTCATCAATCATTCGGCCACAAATAGAATCTAGCTTCTCTGACATATACCACATATCATTGTTATCTCTGCGGCTAACTACCCGACATCGGGCAACATTCCTACCTTGAAGGATTTTGATAGCAATTCTAATCCACATAACTTCCCAATATTTTTTGAGATTCATTCGTATATCCATACCCACACCTTTTATTTGTTAATAAGCATTAAGAAGCTTCTAGCCTCCGCTAAATTATCAAATTATCCAGATTAATAAACATAATTAACGAGAATATTAACCCCGCTATTGTTCCTAATACTATGCTTTTCACTTCTTGCGCTCCCTATAACACGCTATTTAAAGGGGACACTATGCG